CCACGAAGACAGACGCAAGACGTAAACACCTGAAACGACCGCCGTTATGCGCCGACCTAGCCGACGCCTACGCCGAGTCGATTGCCAGCGGAACCGCCGTCGCAAATCTGCGAATCGTCGACTCGTGCAAGCGCTACTTAGCCGAGCGCAAAGCGCCGGCGGCGCACCAGGTGTGGTGGGATGAACCACGCGCCGAGGACGCCCGGGCGTTCGCCCGCAAGTGTGGGCAGGGCGTGGAAGAGGACGCTGGCAAACCACTGGAGTGGATGCCGTGGCAGTGCATGGTGGCAATGATCTTGCTTGCCCGCCGGCGCGTGATCGCCAAGGTGAAGACCGACACGCCGGCGACCAAGGCGCTGCTGCTGGTAGTGGCCCGCGGCAACGGGAAGACGGAGTTCGCGGCGTCCATGATCATGGCAGCGATGCGAGACACCAGCACTAGCCTGGAGTTCTCAAGCGTGGCGCCGGATGGGCGCTTGGCGCAGAAGACATTCGAGCGCATGGCGACCATGTGCCGCACGCTGGCGCTAGATGACTCGGACAAGGACGAGAAAGGGTGGACGTCCTCGGGTGGGTCTACACCCGCGCATCCCGGCAGAGTGCGCCACGGTGGCAATAGGTACATATCCCTGCCATGCACCGACCGTGCGCTTGACGGATTGACCACGCGCTTGATCGTCGCGGACGAGACAGCGCGCATGGACAAAGCGTTTGGGCGCTTGCTTACTGGGCTTGCCAAGTTTGCCACGTCGCAACTGTTGGCAATCACAACGCCCGATCCCGAGCAGAAGACGCGCCCGATTTGGGGCTATTGGCAAGCGTGCGAGGCTGCAATCGCTGACGGAACGCCCTATCCGGCGGGCTGGTGGCCCATGATTTACGGTCTAGATGCTGACGATCAGGCTTCAGACCCTGCCGTTTGGGCGAAAGCGCATCCCGGTTTAGGTGTGATTGTTGACCCAACGCAGTTGCAACTGGCCGCGCAGACGATGCTAAACACGGGCGACCCGGTTCAAATCGCCGAGTTCGAGACGCAGTTGGCGTGCAGATATCACGAGATTGCGACCACTGACATCGATCTTGCGGTACTTGAGCGGCAGATGGTGGACTGCGATTGGAATCGATTGCGCGGTGCGCCGGCGGTGATCGGTCTTGACCTGAGCCGCGGTGGTTACGGAAGCCAACTTGACTTGACAGCGCTCACCATCATGGTGGTCGATGGCGGCATCATTCGTGCGCGGAACGTGTGCTGGTGGGCGGGCACAGACATCGCGCTCGACGAAAAGCGCTGCAAGAACCCGCTACAAGTGTGGATTGAGGCGGGACATCTGCGCCGTATGCCTGGTGAATGGCAGGATATGAGCATTGTGGAGGCTGAAATTGAGCACTTAATGACGCTTTACGACGTTCGAAAGATCGGCGTAGACCCGCATCCAGCGCAAGCGCGAGACATAAGACGATGGCAAGATCGCGGCTGGCCCATCATTCCGGTCGATCAGAGCATCCGCACGATGGCACCAGCGTGGAAACTGTGGGGCGATCTCTTGAAGTCAAAGCAACTTTGCTACCAAATCGATCCGGTACTCGCGTCGGGACTAAACAACGTGCGACTGATCCGTGACAACGTGGGCAACACGCGACCAGTGAAGGGACGCAGCGCTGGAAACATGGACGTGATCGTGTCCGGCAACATGGCAGCGCTTCTGATGGAACATCATCAGGTGCGCGAGTCAACCGGACTAAGCACAAGCGCTTGTCCGATTGGTTAAGGTGGCAAGTCTTAAATAATCGCTTGACACACTGAGGCACATTTGTTCCATGCATCTCAGTGAGCATCTTCGCACGATTCTTCGGTTTTAAAAGCGGCGTAGTTGTCTACGCACGCCCGGAACCACTGGCAACGCCAGCGCCACAGCATCTACCCGCTGTCGTTCGTGCGATGAATCTCATCAGCACCGACTTGGCGCGGCTTCCGTTCTCGATCATTGACTCGCAGGGCCAAGTAGTCGACTCGCCGATCACTCAGTTGATGACGCGGGAAGCCTCGCGCTGGCAGTCGGGCTACGAGTTTCGGCGCTACATGACCACGTGCGCGCTTGATTCGGGTAACGGTTTGGCACTCATTCGCCGTGATTCATCGGGCACAGTCGCTGAATTGCAACCACTTCCGAGCGGAACATCGACCGTCGAGCTCACAGAAGAGGGCGTGCAGTACCGGCTTGGCGGGAATCTCCTGAAGGCAGACCAGGTGCTGCACCTTGGGTGCTATCCGGATCCGCTGTCACCGAGTTGGTACATGTCGCCGATGGAGTCTTGCCGGTTCGCAATGGAACTTGCGGCAGACCAGGACGCAGCCCACAAGAGCCTGATCCGCACCGGTAGCACCGGCAAGGTATCGATCTCCCACCCGGGCGCGATGTCCGATCAGACGGTTCAAGCCATCCGCGACGCCTGGCAAACCATGCACGCAACCGCGGAGGGTGCATCGCGCCCGCTGATCCTGCGCGAAGGCATGAAGGCTGAGCGCATCAGCGCTGAATCAACCACAACAAGCATTGAGTCGCGCCGGTTCTCAATCCAAGAGATCGCCCGCGCATTTGGCGTACCGCCCGAAATGCTTTACCAGCAGGGCGGCGGGGCGCTCTCCTCACAATCAGAAACTGCACGCGCCTACGTTGACGGCGCACTCGCCCAATGGGTAACCGCGTGGGAGTCGGAGATCACGCGCAAACTCTGCGGGCCCGGCGAACACGCAAGGCTTGATACCGACGTCCTGCTCCGCGGCAATATGCGCGATGCCGGCATGGCGCTGTCGAAACTTGTCCTCGCCGGGATCCTAAGTCCGAACGACGGCCGGAAGCGCATGGGCTTGCCTCCGATTGCCGGCGACCAGTTCGACATTCCAAGTGTGTCCATGCCAGGCGGAATGAGCGCCATGCAAGGCGACAACGCCACCGAGAACATCGATGGAGGTGAAGACATTGCTTGAAATCCGTACCGCCAAGATCAATATGCAAGGCGACAAGATCGGCGGCTACGCCAGTGTGTACGACGCTCCGAGCCATCCACTCACCGTGCGCGGCATCAACGGTGGCAAGCCATTCACTGAGAAGGTCGCCCGCGGCGCGTTCGACAACTCGCTCCGCTCCAACATCTCGCTGCTTGTCGGTCATGATTCGCGCGACCTACTCGCCAACACCAAGAGCGGACTGCTGCAACTGAACAGCGACGCACACGGCTTGGCGTTTGAAGTCACGCTCCCCGACACACAACGCGCCAAGGACATCCGCGCACTGGTGGACGCCAACGTCCTCAGTGAGATGTCGTTTGGCTTCAACGTCATCTCCGATTCTTGGAGTGGCAGCACACGAACACTCACCCAGGTGAGGCTGTTAGAGGTCTCAATCGTAGAAAACGGCGCTTATCCGCAGACGAGCGCCGAAGCCCGCAACATTCAGTCGGGCTTAGCCCGTCTTCGTCTGCGTTTAAGGATGCCGCTATGAAACTGTCCGAACTCTTTGAAAGCCGTAAGGCGCTCACCGCAGAGCGCGATTCCATTCTCGCACAAGACTCACTTACCGTGGAAGTCGAAGCCCGCGGCCATGAAGTCGCAAACGAACTCGCAACCGTTGAAGCCGAGATCCGTTCCGCGCAAATGCGCGAGCGTTTCGCGTCTTCAAGCGCAGTCGAAATCATCGCCAAGCGCGATATGGAACTCGGACGCGAAGAGCGCGACACCAAGAAGTACCGCGACCAGTTCATCGGTTGGCTCAAGGGTGGCGCTGCACCTGAAGTGCGCGCACTCACGACTGCAACCGGGCCAGTAACCGCTGCTGGCACGATCATGGTGCCCGCTGTCTACGAGACAGAGATTCTTAAGTACCTCGATAGCCAAGATTTCATGCGCTCGTTGGCTGATTATCGCGGTGGAGTCACTGGCTACCCATCGCTCCGTTACAACACGCAGACCAGCGCTGCGTACGGTGGCGGCACTGGTTCGTGGATCGCTGAAGGCAGCAGCGCCATCGTAAACGACATGGCACTCGCTGAAGTGCTCTTGCCGCCACGACTCTGCTCACCGACCACGCAAGTTTCGCAGACGCTGTTGCGCCAAGCCAACTTTGACGTGGAAGCCGAAGTCATGATGGATCTTCAGAAGAAGATTTCCAAGAATCAGGCCTTCGGGTTCATCGGAGGTATTGGCGGCACAGCAATGCCAACAGGCATCTTCGATCCTGCAACCACAACCACTGGCGTTCGCACTGGCGCAACCGTTGCAACAGGTAACACCCGTGCATTGAAGGTGACCGCTGCAACCTCTACATCTGCGGTGACGATTGAGAATCTCACCAAGATGCGCTACGAGATTCTGCCAGCGGCTTACTGGAATAGTCCATCCTGCGCATGGATCATTCCGCAAGACGTCTACGCAGCGATCGCTGGCATCATTGTGAATAATGTCCCGCTGTTTGTCCCATCAGCCGATGCTGGGATTACCCGGTCAGCACCAGCAACCTTGATGGGGCTCCCAGTTTACGTAACTCCGTATGTCCCAGCGCTTGTCACAACTTCGGGAGCGAAGACGGTGATGGCAGTGGTTGGAGACATCCGCGAGTCCTACAGCATCCGCGAGTGGGCAGGTATCGGAATGATCCGCGATGACATCACGCTGGCTACCACTGGTCAAGTTAAGTACACCGCGATGTCGTTCGCTAATGCGAACATCACCCGCGGCGATGCGCTCGTTCAACTGCGCGTTACCAACGTCTGATTCTGATCCTCTCATCCTTTGGGTGGGTGGGGCTTCGGCTCCACCCCCCCTCAGCGAGGAACCATGGCTCTAGACATTGCAAAGTTCCGCAGTTGGGCCCGCATTCCTCACACAGAGGATGACCCGGCTATTGGCATTGCATGGGCAGCAGCCGTACGCGAACTGGAAGAGCGCACCGGGTGGTGCGTGGAGAGTGTCACCAGGACGCAGTGGGTGCCCTCAGCGCCCTTGACGAACTACGGCGGTCTGTACCTCCGTTTGGAGCGCCAAGGCGACGTAGCGGGCACTACGGTGGCTTACAGCGATAGCACTACGGTGCCGCTCACTGGCACGTGCGTGAAGGTGGTCATCAACGGTCTGATCTACGTCGATATGGACATTGACAAGTTGACTTACCCAGTGACGCTGACCGTAACAGCGGGTAACGCGGCGCTGAATCCGCTGCTAGAGATGGCGCTCCTCCAGCGCGTGGCACACCATGTGGCAAGCCGTGGCGATGACACCATCGCGCTCGACTCGACCTACTGGGATCGCATCACAGGCATGATGGGCAAGGGAATCGGGTAATGGCTGGGCACGTCCCATCCGGAATGCTGAGGCTTTCGATGACGGTACAAAATCCCGTGCGAACCATCGACAGCGTCGGACAGGCAGAAGTCTCATGGCTGAGCGTCGCCAAGATTGCTTGCCACATTGACTCGGCACGAACGAACGAAGTGATCGGCGATCTTGGCGTTAACGCCCGCTCCGACTGGCGCATCCTGGCCGCTTGGCATCCTGCCGTGACCACGAACAGCCGACTGCTTTACCTGGACAACGGCACAGAGCGCGTGTTCAACATCCGCGTGTGTTTCGACCGTGACCAAAAGCGCCGACGTCTTGAGATCGAAGCGACGGAGGAAGTCGAATGAAAGCCACCCAGGTAACCCTTAAGACGCAGTTCCGCGACGGCAACGTCCGCGCCGCGTTGGCTCGTCTTGGGCCCAAAGTGGCACAGAATGTAATCAAGCGATCGATGCGAAAAGCGCTTGACCCAGTGCGCGCCGCACTCCGTCAGACTTGGGTAGCCGCTGGGTATCGCGGTAAGCCGCTTCATCGTGGGGCAATCAATAAAGCAACCCGCATCGATGTCCGACGCGCTGGCGGTGGAACAAGCGCCGGGATCACTGGCCGCGTCGGCGTCATGTACGGGAAGAGTGGCGGCGCCGGTGCGGGCGGCCGGCAGAAGATTTGGCACTTGTTGGAAGGTGGATTCCGGCACTACGCCAAGGGATCCAAGGCTTACGCCAACTTTAGTAAAGGCGTCAAAGCAGAGCAAGCCACCTACCGGGCGATCATCAAGCAGAACCGCCCGGCTGCGCTCAAGGCGCCAAAGGCAGAACGTAGCGGCAAACTCCGCGCAGTCTTTGCTGCGGCCCGTGATGCAGCGCCTGCGTTCGTCGCAGAGCGCTCCGCACGCGCTGTGGATCGAAAGAGCGCGACGGCGAAACAGATCGCAGGAGCGTGGCGTTCTCGCGCTGTTGCTACCCGCATGATTCCACAGGTGACAAAGAACCTCCGCGACTACATCCTCCAAGCGGCGAAGGAGGCTCTACGTGGCAACAAGTAGAAGCCTAAAGACCATTACGGAAGCGCTGTACGACTATCTAAAGACGCGCATCGGCGTGGCTGAGTTGTCGCCGCGCTGGCGTCGGCAGGGCGATCCGCTGCCGTATGTCGTGTACGAGTTCACCTCTGCCGCATGGGCGCAGACCACGGACACCGTCACGAACATGGTCACGCTGTCGGTCAACTTCTCTTGCGTCGCCGGGACAGTAGCGGAAGCAATGGCGGTAGCCGACGACATTACCGCGGCATTTGCCATCAGTGTCACAGAAGGCTCTATCACCTTCCGGATGGTTGATATCAACATGAGAACGCTCGACGCTGTACCCGATGACGGTACAGGCGATGCCGAACGAATTATCGTAGTTACCACGACATTCCTTACCCACGACGAAAGTTAAACGATGCCAACGACATACACAGCCGGCTACGGCGGGACGCTCACGATCAACTCGGTAACCATTCCGGTACAGAACGTGACGATTGACCTATCGCGCCAAGAGATTGACATCACCACCACGCTTGACCTCACCACGCTAGCAATGGCTGGCCGTCTGACGCGCAAGATCACCTGCACGGCAATGGCTACAACCGTCGCGGAAACGGCGCTCACGCTGCTCATCAATACCGCAACGGACACCAAGACCATTGTCGCCTGGAGCGATGGCAACTCGGGCACCTCCTACAGCATCACTTGTATGTTGAACAGCGCCAGCCGTTCGTATGACGGGCAGGGCGCAGCGACCATCAACTTTAGTTTCTCGGAAGCGAAGCCAGCCTAATGCCAATCGGAACCGAATATCTAGGCGACGGATGGCGCGATGCCAACATCGAAGGATTGCCACCTCTCCAGGTGCGCCGACCAGTGATGCGGGACATCGCCGCGGGCGGGCAGTACTGGTGGATTGCTTGCGTGCGCTGCGCAGACGGTACGCCGTTACTTGCTGAAGGCGTAGCCGCTGCCGATCTGCGCGTCGAAGTCGGTAACGCCATTATCGCGGAGGTAATGAAAGAGCGCCCTATTCAAGCGCCGAAAGGCGCATCTGGAGGATGACTCCAGCAGCCCGAATGGATATGCCAGTCGGGCTGATGAGTGAGGCGACGCCGGAAGAACGGATTGAAAGTCTGCTTATCACGATTGCGTGTGCGCTGACAAGCGCACCACCTCACAGGATTGCACCATGGCTAATGACTTAAAGGCATCAGTCAGCATCACAGCGGATACGAGCGGACTGATCTCCGGCGTGAATGGTGCCATGGAGAAGATCAACCGCATCAGCGCCAGCAGCACGGCTATGGCTGGCATGATGGGCGCTCAGAAGGTGCTGCAACTCGCGCAGCAAATGTACACGGCTATTTCAGATCGCTCCGAGCATCTATCGAAACTTGCTCACACGTTCTCGCCTGAAGCGATGACGAGCGCCGCCAATCTTTCACAGGCTCAACTGCGTTCAGACATGGCTGTCGGTCAAGCCATGGGCCCGGTACAGGCGGGCATTGACCGAGCAAAGGAAGATGCCATAGCCGAAGAGACTGCCAGCACTCTTCAGAACGCAAAGCAAATCGGCGAAGGGATGATCGTCCTCAACGCCATTTGGAACCAAACGAAACTTATCGCCACGGAAAGCGCAGACGCAACACTCATGGCACTCGGTTCATTGAATCAAATCCCGGAGATGGCTCAAGCCGCCGTCGATCGCCCGGTAGAAACAGTCAACGGATCAATACTTGGCGTGAGCGCTGGGCCGCTCCTGCAAGCCATTGGCAGCACACTTGAAGCCATGTTCGCAAAGGTAAAGGGAGACTAATGGGAGCGCTCAAGATCATTAAACACGCCAGTGGCCCACAGTACAAGGTGCAAAGCCCTGGACAGCCGTTCACTATGACTGAGTCGTGGCTCGTGTCGTGGATTCCTACCAATGAGGCGGACGTCCAATCTTGCCCGGAAGATATTGCAATCATCGTCGCTGCTTCGGAAACAGGCGCGGGTGGCGCTTACATTCCAAAGGTGCAAGCGCGGTACACCGGTTGCGACGCAAACGCGTCGTTCCTTGTATGTGAGTCGGTCGATTGGCGCGTGATGCCAGGTGCGCTGAAGACTTGGATGGTTACCGCGAACTGGTCAAGCCTGATGGAGTTCCAGTACAACGCGACGGTACCGGAACCGTGGACGCGCGTCACGCGCACAAGTTCAATGCGCCAGATGCCGATTTGGCGAGTAGACGCGGCGATCCCAGCGGAGCCGTATACGTTCCCGCCAGCAGCAGCGGGTGGCGACATTGGCGGCACAAAGGTAGACATTGGTGGGCAGCCCGCGAATCGGTTCGTACAGCAGATGCAGATCATCTGCGAGTTCCATTACGACCGTACGTTCACGCTTGGGCCCGATGAGGAGATCGCACCGGAGCCGGGCCCGTACTTCAGCGGCTGGCTCGGTACGCGCAACTCGGAAACATTCCTTGGCTACGAACCGGGACAGATCCTTTGCAATGGGATCAGCATCTCGCCAGTGAACGATCAGATCTACATCATGCAGTTCAAGTTTCTCTTTGACTGGATGTCGTTCTTTGAACAGCGCCCAGCGCCCAACGCTGGCGGCGCGTCGTTCCTTGCCGCGGCCGCTACCGCTTTCCTTGGCGTTCCGTACCGGCAATCAAGTTTGGTGTCTTGGTACCAACCGTATCCGGATCGTGAGGATCTCAAACTCATGTTCCCGGCGGCTGTCTACGACGCATTCCTCACCGCATTGCCAGCCGTCAACACGTGCGCCACACCGGGACGAAGTCTGGCAAGCAAGCAATTTGATTTCCCGGAGTCATGAGTAACCAGCGTCCCATCTTCAACAGCGGTCTGTACGGGAAAGCCAACCGTACGGTGATGAACGCTTTGATGGATTCAGCGGAAACGCTGGCAGCGAATCAGCCCGCGATCGACTACGCCTACCGCGCATCAATGCCGGAGGCGTTTGCTACGCGTACGTTCCTTGCGCGCATTCAAACCGCGACCGCCATTACCGCGGGCAGGTGGTCATACGCAGGGACAGAAGCCGTATTGCTGTCCGCTTCGCCCTGGCATGAGACTGTGACAGGCACCCAGTACGACTTCACCGGCGCTCTCAATCTGCGCGAGATATTCAACACCAGCGGCACGGACATCGATGGCATGGATTTAACTACGCCAGCATCGACGGTTGGGCCAGTTGGCTCCGCCTACGTCAGCGCAGCATGGGCAACGACAAGCCTTGAAGCGCTAGTGATTATGACTGTGAGTTACACGAAGACGGGCGCAGTCTCTTATTACTTTGACCGACCAAACCCACTGAGGTGCACCTGATGGCTAATCTCACGCTCGTTACTCCCATCCCGCCGCAAGTCATCTGCAAGGGTGAAGTGTTCGCCATCTCGATGCACGTCCACGATGACGGCTCGAACCTTCATTGGACAACTAGCGGATTGACGCCCAAGGGCTATATCACAGTGGGTACGGTCAAACTCGAAGGAACCGGCTCAGTTGTCAGCGCTGGCGGTGGCACTGCAACCGTGTCCTGGACTGCGGCGCAGACGCTGACCGTAGACGCCAATGCGTGGGGAACCATCGTCCTTTACGCAGACCCGACATCCGGCAGCGAGAACCGACACATCGCAACCATCTTCGCACGCATCACAGCAGAAAGCATCCCGTAAATGTACACCTCAATGTTTCGCAAGGCGATGCTAGGCGACACCGCGCTTCTCTCATTGGACTTCACCGCTGGCACTGTGCCGACAGCAGTGACGTTCACACGCGCAGACTCCACGGCGCGCGCTACCTTCATCGATTCAAGTGGGTACGTGAAGACGGTAGCAGCCGCTGGCGATGCGCGATTTGATTACACGGGCGGCGTGGCTAAAGGGCTGCTGATTGAAGCGAGCGCTATTAATGAACTCCAACGGTCTAACGAGTTTAATACGTCACCGTGGTACGTACTTAATTTGAACACTCCTTCTGTTGCATCGCCAGCGGTTACCGATCCGTCTGGCGGGACAAACACCTGGTACTTCGTACCAAGCGGCGCTGGTGCTGTCTTTCACGGATTAAGGTTCAACACCACATTCACGGCTGTCGCATATACCTTCAGCATTTGGGCGAAGGCGGTGCAACATGATAAATTCCTAATCTCTGATCTTTCAAGTGGTCAGGGCTCTTGCCGTTTCGATCTCACGGCAAAGACGGCTACTGTAATCACTGGAATTGTAACTCCCACAAATCCTCAAATAATTGAGTATCCCAATGGTTGGTTCCGCTGCTCATTTACAATGGTGATGACGGCGTCTGCGCGAGGAATTGCCTACACCAGTTACCCGAGTGGCGCAACACTCGGCGCGTTTGGTGCGAGCTTCACGGCAACGGGAACGGACGGTATGTACTTTTACGGCGCACAGACGGAAATTGGGTCTAGTGCCTCTTCTTACATCCCGACTGGCGCATCCGCACTGACACGCCTTGCCGACGATGCCGTGATTCGCAGTACCGCGTGGACATCGCTGTATGCACAACCAGGCGCAATGGTGGTGGAGTTCTACCGCGGCGCGTACGGTGCTGGTGATCGTTCGATCATGTCCACCGATACAACGGCCGCACGGCACTGGCATCTCAAGCAAGCGAACGCAAGCGCCACGGCGCAGATCGCTTTTAGCACTGGTTCGCCAGTGACGCAGACGGGACTAGTAAGCGGACTCAACAAGGTGGCGATTGCATGGAACGCGCCGACGCCTACGGCATCGTTCGACCTGTGCGTGAACGGTGCTACGCCGACATTTGGCGGTAGCAACGTTGGCACCACGCTTTCAACCTGGCTAACCCTTGGCTCCCAATCGACCACAGGCGTAAGCGGCACAGGTGTTTGGGATGGCTACCTCAACAACTCAATCAAGAGCGTGAAGTACTACTCAGGATTGACCTACGCAGAGATGCAAGCGAAGACCACATGACGAATTACTACCTACGCACTACCACACTGGCGCAGATGAACACAGCGCTTGCGCTGATCCCTGAGCCGCGCTACATCGACATGATCGGCACCATCGGTGCTGTGCTCGATATGGACGGCAACGTAATCACGCCGGAGGATCTACGCATCCATGCCAACGTGCGCTGCGAGACCATCGCGCCAGCGCTTCTTGCCACGCTCCCGACTTGTCTACCGGCCACGCCGCGCAGGGAGTTCGTCTGATCTACATCGCCGTCATCGTCGTTTGCCTATTGACCGGCTGCGCTTCGCAGACGGCCATGATCTCACAGGCAGCGACATCAAGCGCGGCTAGTGCAGCGCTGGCACGTGCGTACCTGGTGCGGGCAAGCGCCGAACTCGACAGCATCGAGGCGCAAGCCAACGCAGTGCACCAAGCCATACCGTACGTCAGTGATGACCAAAGCCCATGGTTTGAAAGCGTGAAATGGGCTAGTGCTGGAGCGATCTCCGTTGTAGTCGGAACTCTTATCTACAGATTTGCACCTAGGAAATAGATATGCAATTCACACCAACTCAATACGCGATTTATATGTGTGCGCTGCTAGTGGTCACGTTTATTAGCGGTTGCTCAGTCGGATCTACCTACCGAAAGTTGAGGCCCATTGCGGCCAAGAAAGGCAAAAAATGATTTCATTAGCCAGCATCGAGAGCCTCCTAGGTTCGATCTTCTTCGCAATTAGTCTTTGCTTAGCAGGGAGCATCACCGGATTTTGGTTCTGCCGTCGGCAGGGCGGCAAATGAGCCGACGTCGCTGTTGTGGAACTACGGAGGAACACCCTCCCATAGTTGGATGCACGGCTAAGCCGTCGGGCTTTGACACACGCGAGTATCGGTTGAACGTGCCCGAGTGTCGTCCATTGGTGCTCGGTCGAGTGATTCCAGGCGATCCCGTTGACATCAAGGATCAAGGGATCTTTGCCGGTAACGCTTCGCATCCGGGCTGGGGCATTTCCTACTGCGATTACCACACCGACCCGTACTTCTATTACCAAAAGCAGCAGTCAAGCATTGGCTGTAACAGCAGCAGCAACTTTTGGCACTACGTCGAAGGGCCAGCAACGCAGTACATGAACTCCTTCGGCATGATCTTTGATGGTGCTGATCTCGTGGCTACAGGTTTCGGGCCGCACACCATGACCAAGAACTTTGGAACCACGACAAGCGCTCCAAACGCGTACTGGACGTTGCGCGTGTACATGGAGCGGTGTCGGTACAACGGTTGCAGTGCAATTCCTAACGAGAATCGCACCAATTTGCAGTTGCTCTTTAAGACGCGAACGCGTTACCAAGTACGTTTATGTGAGACGGGCGGCCCGATTGTCGATCGATTCCTCAATACGGAATGGGAAGCCCAGTACTGGACGGACGCCTGGACATCAAGCGACGGGATCGGCGACACCTTCTATCTGAAATCGTTTACGCACGTTTCACCGCTTTACTACCCATGCGACATCGCAGAGGGATATTGGGACACATCAATATGCACCCAAAGTTACGAAAAAGGAACCCTTTCGAATTACCCGATCAACATAGTCCCGATGGAAATAACGATGGATCGCCTCTCTTAGGCGACATGGTTGCCCGCGCCACAAAGGCTGTCGGCATAAAGCCTTGCGCGCCTTGCGCCCAGCGTCAAGCAGCCCTGAACAGGGCTACGCCGGGCTGGGTAGGAAAGATCCTCAGTTGGTTTAAAAGGTAAACCAAGTACCTTCCGGTCATGAGACACCGGGGCTTAATAGAAAAATTGGATCGCCAGCGCGGCGAATGGTGGCTTTGCCGCAAGGATTCTGACCGTCGGGGCAAGTGGACGATCACGGCTGACCCGGGCCCGCAGTGGGACTGGCGCTTCAAGGTGGGCTTTAGTTATGAGCGCGCAGTACGCAGATTATTGGTGGCTCAGGATGAAGAAAAGCGCACAAG